GCTTTCATGCCTTCGCCCTCAATTCCGCCGCCCTGTCATGTCTCCCCAACACTTCCCAGGCTTGCGCCAGAGCCAGGAATCCAACCTGTTTCGATGCGGCAGGTTTTCTCATTTCTTCGTGATGTGCCCGTTGAACCCTGTCCCGATACGCACTCGCGGCCCTTCCCTCCTTCGGCGCTTTTTCTTCAGCCCTGGACAACCAGTTGATAATGAAAACCCGCGTGTTCTTCTTCCGTTTCTTCGGGTTCTCTTCCAACCATACCCGCATCTTTTCCAGTTCAGCTTCGACGTTTATGTGCTGGTAAACCCGCTGCCAACCGTCGATGTCCCATTGGTAAACTTCATGCTCTCCGCCGATCTCAGGAAGTTTTATCGTCACGGTCAGCCCCTTTGGTTGGGTCGAATCGGTTTATTTTCGCCGTTTTATCAACGGGCTGATTGAGCCACTTGTATATGGTGTCGGCGTGAGCGTGGAACAGTGCCCCAGTATTTTTTAACTGTTCTGCCAACTCCCAAGGATTCAACTCATTGAAATCAACGTAGAGTTTCTCCAGTATCGACTTGATCCTTTTCTCCGCTGCAATCAGGTCGGCTGCCGTTGTCATTCTTCATCGTCCTCTAAAAAACCTTCGGCAACTCTCATGTCGGCCCAGCGGTGAAGCTGGTTACCGTGGTTTTTTAAGGAATTCCCCGTATCAATTAGCGCATTCGCCTGTTCTCGCAGTTCCTTCAGCGTCATTTTTTCCCGGTGAATCCGAAGCACTACGGCATTCGCACCATCAACCCGTTTGCACTCGTAGTATTCCTGCAACAGTTCAAATCCGGGCAGAACAGCTTGATTGGTTTCTTCCTCTTCTTGTCTGTAATTCCTGGTCTCCGCCCCAACATGCCGCCGAACGTGACCCCAAACTGCATTGGCAACGAAGTCTGGTTCCCGCTTGAATCCGGGCATGTGCGAGTCAATGATTTTGATCGCAACCCAATCGGGGACGATTTCATGACCATAAGAAACCATCCCCGCAAGGCACCCGCGTATTTCATTTCTTAAATCATTGTCTGTGTATTTCATTCAATTCCCCTGAGAATTTGGTCAACCAAGAAACAATCACTTCTGCATAACCCATCATCGCGGCGCGTTCATGTTCTGCCAGAGCAACCACCAATCCCTTCGGGTCGGTTTCCGTACAGAATTTAGAAAATGATCTCGCCTCGCCAAGCAAAACCGACGTTGCCCGCATCTCTGCCGGATGTTTTCGAGCCAGGTTGTCGAGGGCGGAAATGGTGGGCGGGGTATCTGATTCGATCAGTGCTTCAACTTCATCACGGGGGAGGTTGGCAATGCGTTGTGCTTGCTTGCGCTGGTCTTGGGAAATACCGGCATTTGCGGCGGCTTTTTCAAGTCCCAAAATGGTCAGAGACCCACCTCTCTGACCTTTTTCTGATCCTCTGGATGGTTCCATCTCGTTGAAAAGTTCCCCCATCCTCAAAACCGCCCTGGCCTTGATCCGGTTCGACATCGTCAACAGTTGATCGTCGTTTGCCTGCTTTGCGTAACAGGCTAAAGCAAATGCCTTGTCGCTCCAGTTCTTGACCTCATCAATCCTGACGCATTCCGCCAGCGCCCGCTTCGCACTCTGGTACGTTGTGGGTAACTGGTCTTCTCGTATCTCAACTAGTTGCATCAAATACCCCTGAAATCGCTTTGATTGCATGTGCCGGGATTTATGTATGCAGGTCGTCCCTTGATGTTCCCAGACCTAGAAATCGCAGATTTCCCAAACGTATCGAATGCCCCTTCAATTTGATTGAACCCGGCCAGAGCAAACACAAGAGGCAAAATCCGTTTGATTCCGTGACGCCCAACAACATAAAAGTGCGGAAATGGCAGATCGGCATAGGCTTCTCTTTGCCGTGTTCTAGCTCCAACCCGCTTCCCAGGTTTCTTAAACTCCAAAGCACAAAGAATTTCGTCCCGTTTAACGATCAATGCGTCAACTCTGAATCGCTTAGACCGATGAAAGCGGGATGGCAATGAAACCTCCATCCGCACATCAAGCCTTCCGTCTGACCGAATCAGGTGAGCAAACTCAGCGGCAACATCCGCCTCATTCCGCTTTGCCCCTTCAACATCAGTTATCTTCATCTCTTATCCCTATATGCCGACCGGTGAGAGGGGGATAACTACCCCTACCCCTTCCAATCGAGGAAGGAGAGAGATAGATACCCGTATGCCGACCGGAGCCGAGTACGGATTTTTCGGCATCCTTTTAACGTGCGTTGCCGCTACCACCCTGCACGTCGTCGAATGGCTCGACGAAGCCTTACCCCCTCAAATACTCAGCCACCCTCGCGGTCCCTCGTCGGGTGCGGACGTGGCGGGTTCTTTTGGATATGGAAACGCCCCTTCCCCGCAGCTCATGTACCCGTGCGGCAAGACGGGCGATCCCGTAAAGCCGAAGGGCATCCCGCTGGGTGAGCGGCAGACCGGCGTTCAAGTGCTGAAGAACGTCCGCCTGCTGGGACATTTAAAAAGCCCCGCCGGTCGAAGGGAGGGAGAAACGAACAGGGACCGACAGGGCTGAAATCACTTTCGTTTCCTTGGTTTGGTTTTCGCCGTTACCAAAGTCATAAAGTCAATTTCGTTGCGTGACGCTTTTACTATCTTGAGCGCCAGTTCTACGGATGGGCGACGGTGCCCATTTGCAAGTTGGGCGAAATAAGCCCGGTTGGTTCCGACCTTCTCAGCCAGCTTTTCGGCGGCAGGCCACCCGTTGATGTCGATGTAAGTGCGTAGGTCCATGGAAGCAGATCGTAGCCCACGGCATACGCTAACGCAATAGTCGACAGTTTAATTCGGATTTTCGATGTCGGCGCACCAAAAGTTTCCATTACTGTTAGCCGTGTGCTAATGTCCCCAGCTATGGCTGGCGTATTTGATACACATATCAGCAACGAGGAACGGCAATGACCGACTTCAAAACGATTCATCAAGACCTGGTCCGGGAGGACCACGATTTCCGCCAGGGCTGGTCCGCAGCCCGCATTGAACTGGCGCAGGCTTTGTACCTGCTCGCTGGGATTGTCATGGGGTTGATCCTGGGAGCCGTGCTGTGAGCGGCTTTCACAACAGTTTGAGCAACCTGCCCCCCGGCACCTACGAGAACGACCCCGCCGCCCCATGGAACGAACCTGAACCTGAACCGAAACCGCACTGGGTGACTCTTCAGGTCCGCATCGACGCCGTCGATGACGATGACGCGGTTTACCAGGTCGCAACTTGGCTAATGACGGCACGGATCAACGGCGTCGTGCTGAACGGCTGTGATTGGCAAATTGACGAAGCGCAGGAGGACAAATGAACGAAGAACAGGCAATGAAGTGGGCCAGGTCTACGGTGACCGGCCTTGCAACCAGGGCGGATGCCGGTGACCAGGCGGCGCGGCATCAGCTTAACACTGTCGCCTTGTCCTATTTGACAGGCTGGCTGCATCGAGACAACGCAATCAAGGCGGCGCAAATTCGGATGCTCGCCGCTTACGGGGAGGAATGCTGAAATGGCTGAAGCAAAGGTAATGCCGATCAAAGCGAAGTCTTTTGCAGGCGAGGTATGGAACACCTTGTCGAAGATCGACTGTTCCGCCCGTATCGAGAAAAAGCAGGGACTCGCCTACCTTTCATGGGCATGGGCATGGGGGATTCTCATGGAGAATTACCCCGAGTCGGAATTTGATTTCCTTCCTGAAGAAACCCGTCAGGACGGAACCATGCAAATCTGGGTGAAAGTCATCGTCAGACAAGGTGAGCAAAGCATCATGCGCGTGATGTGGCTTCCCGTTCTGGATCACCGCAACAAACCCATCATCAACCCCGATGCCTTCCAGGTGAACACAACCCGAATGCGGTGCCTTACCAAGTGCCTCGCCATGTTTGGACTGGGACATTACATCTACGCAGGCGAAGATTTACCGACTGATTCGCCGGTCACTGAGAAACTCATCATCACTGACGAGCAGGCGGCAGAGATCAAGGGACTTCTTGAGGCAACGAACAGCGACGTTAAGCGGTTCCTTGCGGCGATGTCGCCCGGATGTCAGTCCGTCGATAACCTGCCCTCGAAGACTTACGAAACCGCCGTGAAAGCCCTGCGCGTCAAGGCTGAAAAGATGGGGATTGAACTGTGATCGAGCAGGGAACAGACGAATGGCGGCAGCTCAGGTGCGGGAAACTGGGCGCTTCTCAAGTCCACATGGCAATCGCACGGACGAAATCAGGATGGTCTGCAAGCCGTGAAAACATCATGGCGCAGATCATCGTTGAGCGGATGACGGGAATACCAACCGAATCCTTCACGTCGTCTGCAATGGAATGGGGCACCTTGACAGAACCACAGGCCAGGGCCGCGTATTCGTTCGCACGGGATGTTGAAGTGCAGCTCGCATCCTTCGTGCCACATCCACGGATTGCAGGCACTGGCGCGTCACCGGACGGTCTGGTGGGAGAGCGCGGACTGCTAGAGATAAAGGCGCCTAACACGGCGACACATATTGAAACGCTTTTGAGCGGGGTTATTGATGGCCGGTATATGACTCAAATGAGATGGCAAATGGCTTGTACCGGCAGAGAGTGGGTTGATTTTGTCTCATTTGACCCGCGTCTTCCGGGTCTAGAGCTGTGGGTCAAGCGAGTTGACCGACAAGAAAATGAAATATCTCTATTAGAAGAGATGGTTGAGGAATTTCTTTTCGATCTTGAATCAAAAATGGCCAAATTAAACGCAATGAGGCAATAGAAATGGATATTGAAGAAAAGCGGCTGTATTGGGTTTGGGCCGATATGGTTCAGCGATGCAAGAACCCAAACCATCGGGCATGGAAAAACTATGGGGGAAGGGGAGTTTGTGTCTCAACGGAATTTTCTGATTCAGCGTTTTTTATTGAATTTATGTCCCCTCGCCCAGTAGGCGGGATGCTAGAGCGGATTGACAACAACAAAGGCTACGAGATTGGAAACGTGCGCTGGGCAACAAGAACCGAGCAAAACAGAAACA